ACATAGGAAAAGAACTACGAGGAGTAAACTTAAATGGCACTGCTAGTTACCGACCAGGGTGAGATTGATTCACTCCGCACCTTATTGAATGCGACACACGAAATTCCAAGAAACTTGGTATTGAAGCTCTACACAGGACCTTCAACTGCACCTTCGGAACAGGATGTGCCTTCAGCAACAAAATATTTTGAACCATATAATGCTACTAACAATAGTGGATACGGTTCAGCACCTACTACAGGGTATCCTCTTTGTATTAATAATAGAACTGAGGAAAACCAAGATTTTTCTGCACAGTATGGAATACTTCTAAACGGTAACCGTTGGACTATTGCTACTACTGCTGCTGCTGTTGCGAACACAACTTGTGCTGGTTCAACTGGTACATATCAGATCACAGTTGCTTCCAATACAGATATTAAAAAAGGAGATTATGCTACTGCTACAGGAATTCCTGCAAACACCTATGTTGTTGATATTGATGGAACTGCAATTGAGTTAAGTCAGAAGTTAACTGCAAATATCACTGCTGGTACAGCAGTTGCTTTTGGTAGAGGTAGAACAACTGCTTCTTATCCTGAGCAAATATTTACATTCACTTCTGCTGCTGGTAATGTTTATGGTTATTATCTAGCACGTGCAAACAATATGCCTGTTACACTTCAGGGAGTTGTTGATGGTGGTACAGTTGCTGCTCTTGGTACTTCAATTGAGAAGGCAGAATGTAAGGGAGTTATTGGTAATAACTATATTGAGTTGAAAGATGATACTGTAGTTAGTGCTATCAGTGCTGGTGCTCAAAACGGATTTGTTATTACAGTTGCTTCTGGAACTGGTGTCGTAAAAGGACAAGTAGTTACTGGAACTAATATTCCAGCAGAGACACGTGTTGTTGGTGTTGCTACTAATGACATCTATCTAGATAAACCAATCACAGGTGGTAATGCTTCTGGTAATGCTACATTTAAAAAGAACATTGCTGAAGAATTAACCATTGGACAAGCAGTTACTAAGACAGGTGGTGGTGGACAAACAGGTCCAGATGCATTCCCTGCTAATACAACTGTTACAGGTATTGATCTTGCAACTAAGTCTGGTGAGCAAGGACCACGTGTTTATCTAAGTAATCAACTTACAGATAACGTGGGTACAGCAAGTAGTAATGATAAGGTAGATTTTGATTACTCTGTAATGACAACAGATCCTAGTGGTTCTGCTGTTGATCATAATCTAAATGTTGGTGATGTTATTTACATTGCACAAGGTAGTACAAGTACAATTACTGCACAACATTATACAATTCATACTGTTCCAACAAATAGTACATTTACTACAACTCCTGCTCTTTCAGGAACTGGAGATGCTACTTTATACTCAAGTATATTCTTCGCAGAACAGTTTACAAATGGTCCATACGCCATTCAAAACAATGGTGACCAAATCAAGGTTACTCTAAATGTCAGCCTAGACTGATTATACATAGAGTATGCCCAGTTTATATTCTTTACTTTGTGGGGGTTGCATTTTGCGACCCCTTTTTTATTGGATTCTAGGTTGATATGACCAACTTCTCCTACAAATCTGGTGGTAGAGTATCCCGTTATCTTTCAGATTATCGGGATATGACTGTTGGTACTTTAAACGTATCATATAAATTGGAAGATTGGTGGGAAGATACTAAACAAACTCAAAGAATTGAAGAAATCACATATGGAACTGTTGGACAATATGGTTCATATGGAATAGGTAGTCAGGTAAAAGGTAGTGGTGGTGCTAACGATACTCAGATAGCAACTGGTGGTATTTTTGTTGTTGGTGATAGAGGTAATTTTCGTTTTAGTGGTGCAGCAACTTGCTTTGCTAAGAGTGTACCAATAACAAGTATTACATGTTCTGGTGGAGTTTGTATATATTCATATGAGGCAGGTAATGTATCAGAAACAGTAGGTCAACATGGATCTTCTGTTATTAATGCTGGAATTGGTGCAAGAAGAATTGATTCATTCCAATTTGTATTTGATACATGGAAATCTATAGTAAGGTTTGTAGGTGCTGCTGAATGTAGAGTATATAATTATACTGACTCTGATTTTGTAGAAGAATTTAATGAACTTGATTATGGATTAATAACTGCTAATGCAGGAACTACTCTTAACTATGGTAATATTTCTGACGTACATGGATCTGGTGAAGTTAATCATGGATACATTAGGCATACAACCGAGAGACGTAGATTTGGATTTAAGAAGATAATTGGACAAGCTCAAGCAAGAGCGACTAATGCATGGAGAGGTTCTGGTAGAATAAGGAAGTTTGGTAGAGAAGAATCTCCACTATTATGGAAGTGGATTGCTGATGGTAAGGTCCGAATATCAGGTACTGCTGAAGAATCTATCCCTCGCCGCTTCGGTAGCGAGGGTGGATCCCTTCGTCTTGATGGAACATGTGTTCCTGTTATTACTGCAATTACTACTGGTGATGGTAATCTCAGGAAGTTTGGTGGTAGTGCAGAAAGTGCTACATTTAATCCAGATGAGAAGCAAATGCTCTTCTCATTTACTGGTGGAATTACTAGTGAGAAACATGTAGAGTCTTATGTTGGATCTGGAAGGATTAAGAATCTTTCTAAGATTGAGAAGCAAACAGGAACATTTGGCTACATTGGTTCTGGTCTTATTCAACTGAAACCAAGGAAGGAAGTTACCCTTTATCAGTTACAAGATCTTGCTAACTATACATTAGAAATTGATACTCAACTGGCTCCTTATTGGAAGGATCCAGGAGATAATACTTATAGTTGGAATGGTACTAAGAAACTCGGTGCTGTTCTACTCAAGAATTTATACGAAACAGATCACGAGAAACACACCGAGGTTTATGATCAAGGTGCAGTAGTTGAATTTGTACGTAAGGATTATGGATCTCTTGTTAATACAAATTTAACAAACTGTGTAGCAAATAGTGGAACGATATCCACTAATACCGTAGCAACTAGTGGATGTATTAAGGTTGCTCCTGGTACAACACTTGCTATTGCACCAAGCAATACATATACAATTCCTAATCAGTTAACAACTCCAACATCTGCTATAGATTATGGATCAGTTTCTGATGGTGCTGCTGCAAGAAATGATTATGGATGGATACTTGATACTGCTGATCTAAGAACACCATATGGTCTTGGTCTGAGATTTATTTCTCATGTTGAGGTTGTTCCTTTACGTACTTTTGACTTTACAAGTACTGGTGAACCTCCAATATTTAAGATTATAGGAGATACTACATTACCTCTTGATGTTGCTGAAGATGGTAGTGGTAATCTCTTCACGATGGGTGGTGCTGCTGAGGCAGTAAGTAATACTAAGGTTGGGGAAGGTCTCTGGAGATTTACTGGAGATTCTCGTGATATAAGAACAAGAAACTTTGTTGGATCTGGAAGAATACCAGTATTTACAGGTGCTGCTGAGTCTCTCACCTTTAATCCAACAGAGAGAAGGATGCTCTTCTCTATTATTGGTGGTATTACTAGTGAGAAACATACTGAAGTATTTGTTGGATCTGGTAATCTATTTACATTCTCTGGTGCATCTGAATCTACTTCATACTCACCAGAATTACGAGGTCTCTTTAGAATTGGTGGAGACTCTCATGATACGAGAGCAAGAGATTTTGTTGGATCTGGTTCACTTAGGAAATTCTCTGGATTTGCTGAGTCTGTTACATTTAATCCACTTGAAAGACAACTTCTATTTTCCTTTGCAGGATCTGGTACAGAAAAACATACTGAAGTATATGTTGGATCTGGAAAAATTAGAAAACTTTCTGGTTCTGCTGAATGTATTCGTTGGAGTGCTCAACATACAACAGGTCTTTATAGAATCAGTGGTAATGCAATTGATAAACATACTGAAAACTATACTGGTTCTGGAAGAATTCCCGTATTCACTGGTGCTGCGGAATCTCTCACCTTCAATCCAGAAGAGAGACAAATGCTCTTCTCCTTTACAGGTGGAGCTGTTGTTAGGAATACTTATGAGTTCATTGGTTCTGGATTCCTTAGAAACTTTGCCACACTTGATGAGAGACAGACATTTGATTGGGTTGGATCTGGTGCATTCAAACTTAATCCAAGAAAACCACAAACATATGAACTTAGTGAACTTGGATCATTTACTCTTGACTTCTATAGTCTTAAGAATGCATATATCAACATTGGTAATATTGATTTCTATAATCAAGCAAATACCAATCTTGGATATGTTCAACTTAAATGGCTTAATCTTGAAGAAGGACATGAGAAACATACAGAGGCATACAACAATTCTGCATGTTTTGATGACCCAACACTTGACTACGGATTCCTTGTTAATCAAAATCTAAGCAATTGTGTAGCAAATAGTGGAACGATATCCACTAACACTACTGCTGCAAATGGATGTATTAAGGTTGCTCCTGGCACAACACTTACTATTGCTACAGGTGTTACTTATACAATTCCTAATCAGTTAACAACTCCATCTTCCAATGAGGATTATGGTCTTGTTTCTGATGGCAATGCACCAGAATGGAGAGATTACGGTCATATTCTTGATACCACTTCTAAAGTATGTCCTTACGGTCTTTGGAGATTTACTGGTACTGCTAAAACTCATTACGTTGAGAATATTATTGGTGATTGTAGTCTTAGACTATTTGGTGCTGGTGATACATTCTGGACTCCTCCTTACTTTGGTAATCTATTCTCTAGATTCTATGGTTCTCTTCACGAGTCCTTTACTCCTGCTCCTTATATTGGATCTGGAAGTATTAGAAAACTTAGTGGTGCTGCTGAGTGTATTGCTAATGTTGAGAAAGCAGATGGCCTCTTTAAGATTGGATCTGAAGCATACACATTATTCAGTCTACTCCATCCAGGATCTGGTACTATCAGAGTACTTGGAACTGTTGCAGAATCCTTTACTCCAACAACATATATTGGTTCTGGATCTCTCAGAAAATTATCTGGTGCAGCAGAATCTGCAACATGGAATCCTTTGGAGAAGCAAATGCTCTTCTCCTTTACAGGATCTGGTACAGAAATATTTGCTGCAAATCCACCAGAAGAAGGAACAGAAATTCGTCTTTCTGGTACAACACACCCAGAACTTCTTACGTTTGCAGAGCAACCGTTTGGAAGAATTCCTATATCTGGAGAAGGTGCAACTCCAAGAACAAGACCGTTTATTGGATCTGGTTCATTCAAGAAATTCAGTGGAGCAGCAGAAAGTATTACTTTCAATCCACTGGAGAAGCAGTTACTATTCTCCTTTACAGGATCTGGAACAGAAAGAGTTACACTCAATCCTCCAGAAGAAGGAGCAGAGATTCGTTTACGTGGAACTGTATACACCACTGCAACTATCTCTCAAGAATCTACCATACGGATTCCTATATTTGGAGAAGCATTTACTACAGCAACTCTACGTCATATTGGTTCTGGTTCACTCAAGAAATTCTCAGGTGCTGCCGAGAGTATTACATTCAACCCACTGGAGAGACAACTTCTATTCTCCTTTACAGGAACGGGATCAGAAAATACAGTCGCTGTTCCACCAGAAGGTGATGGTAGATTATTTACGTTTAATGGATCAACAGCAACATCTGCTGCTGCATTTGAAAGTACTGGTTTATTCAGAGTTGGTGGTGTATCTGTTAATGTTACATCTCTATCTCAAATTGGATCTGGTTCTCTTAGAAAAATCAGTGGTGCTGCTGAATCTATTACCTTCAATCCAGATGAGAAGCAGATGCTCTTCTCCTTTACTGGAGAAAGTAGTAGTAGTCTTGGTACTGTTGAGGTTGGATCTGGAAGGATTCCAATATATCCAGAGGCAGCAGATTACAGATTTATACCTAATTGGAATTCTGTTGGTGGAGTTAGAATTGAAATTCAATCTGCTTACAGATTTGCTCCTGTTTGGATTGGTTCTGGTTCACTCAGGAAATTCTCTGGTGCTGCTGAGTCTCTTACCTTTAATCCTGAAGAGAAGCAAATGCTCTTCTCCTTTACAGGATCAGGATCAGAAAATACAACTTCTAGAGAAATCAGTAAGGGTGGAACTCTCAGACTTGGTAATGATGCACATATTGTTTGGGTTCCAAATAATATTGGTTCTGGTAATATCTTCATCACTGGAACTGCTAAGACTCATTATGTTCCAGATATTGAAGGATCAGGTAGACTTTATAACTTCTCTGGTGCAGCAGAATCTCAGACAATTGCAATTACATCAATACCATCTCTCTTCAGAGTTTATGGAGATGGTCATGTCAGTCGTACCAGACCATATGCAGGATCTGGATCTCTCAGAAAACTTGGTGGTTCCGCAGAATCTCTTACCGTCAATCCAGACGAGAAGCAGATGCTATTCTCGTTCCTTGGAGAAAGTACGAGTACAAGAACAAGAAGCGAATCTGGTCAAGGTACAGTCAAAACACTTGGAGATGCTGTTGCAAGATTCTCTCCTGTATTCTTTGGTTCAGGTACAGCAAGAGTTTCTGGCGAAGTATACGTTACAAGAAGCAGAGACTTTGTTGGATTTGGTTCACTCAGAAAACTATCTGGTGCAGCAGAAAGTCTTACCTTCAATCCAGAAGAGAAGCAAATGCTCTTCTCCTTTATTGGCGAAGGTACTCAAGCAAGGACATCCAAGCTTCTCAGTCAAGGTGGAGTACTTACAGTCAGAGGAACTTCAGGAGATCCACTTCTTACATTTGCGGAACAACCAAGAATTGAAATTGATATCACAGGAGATAGTTATGATCTCCGTGCTTATGGATATGCAGGTTCTGGTAGAATTTCTAATGTCAATAATGCTGATGACTCATATGTACGTGCTCCGTATAAGGGAAGTGGAAGAATTGCCCTTTCTGGTATCGCATTAGTACAAGTTCAGCTCTTCCAGCCACCACATACTCAGGTCTGGATTATTTAAACCATAAATATAATGTGAGAAAAGTGCGTAATAGTAGATGACAACCCAAGTACAATTTAGAAAGGGTACTACCACAGAACATGCTCAGTTTACTGGTGCTAATGCTGAAATTACAGTTGACACCAAAAAGAAAACTGCTGTTGTACATGATGGTACGGATGTTGGAGGGTTTGAACTCCAACGTGCGAGATGGGAACATATAAATTCTAATGTACAATTAGATTGTGGTCTTAGATATCTTATTGATAGTTCTGGTGGTGCTTTAGCATTAACAATGCCATATGAACAGAACGGAGTAGTTCCTCATGTAGGAGATATGATTGAAGTAGTTGATTTCAAAGGAACTTGGGCTCTAAATAATGTAACTTTAACGGCAAGTGGTAGCCAGAAATTTCTAGATATATTTGGAAGTGTAGATACCACATTTATTCTTGATGTTGCTGGACTATATGCCCAGTTTGTTTGGGACGGAACTCACTGGAGGATTTTAGCATAATGGCATTATATCTAAGTGCAAGTACTGCTGTCGTTGGACAAACAGTAGCACAATCAAATGATTTTACTGTTCATGCTCTTCGCAGAGATGCAGATGGTATGCTTTGGTATACCACTGCGAGATCAACAACTGATGCAGTTTTTGATTTTCACAGAACAGATGGGGAAGAGTATACTGATTTTCTCCAAGGTACTGAGTATGTTGAACAGGTAGGCAACAAAGCTCTATCAAATGACCCAGACGATAAGTACCAACAGTTTAGATTTGATTTCAGAAATCTAACTTATTTTATTGATGATAATGGTTATTTTGTTGCAAGACTAAATAAAACATACGATCACACAACTAACGGACCTAAGTAGGAATTTAAAAAATGGCAGATTTTAGACTCGGCAGACTAAAGTTTAAGTGGAAGGGCGATTGGACGGCCTCCACTGCTTATGTCATTGACGACATTGTTAAGTATGGTGCGAACTCTTATGTTTGTAAAACAAACCATACATCCGATGCAGCAATAACAAACTTTTATGCTAACGATATAAGCAAATGGGATTTGCATACGGAAGGTATTATCAATAAAGGAGCATGGGCTGCTTCTACTTGGTATAAGATAAATGATGTAGTTAAGTATGGTAATACTCAATATCGTGTAACAGCTGGACATACATCTGGTGCTACTTTTTCCGATACTAATCTAACAGTTTACTTAGAAGGTCTTAAGTACGAAAATACTTGGGTTGCTAATACAGCATATCAAGTTGGTGATATCGTAACCTATGGTGGTTATAGTTATTCTGCCAAAACCAATCATAGTTCTGCTACTGTTCCTAATTCAGATACAACTAACTGGGCAGTTTTGACAGTTGGTTTTGAAGCAAGAGGGGAGTGGGCAACTGGTACAACCTATAAACTTGGTGATGTAGTTAGATATGGTGGTAATAGTTATGTTAATAAATTAACTGTTGCTGCTGGTGGTCTTCCAACAGATTCTACTTATTGGACACTTCTTGCAGAAGGATTTAACTGGACTGGAAACTGGGTTTCTAGTACTGCATATAAATTGGGTGATGTTGTTAACAGAACTTCAAACTCTTATGTTTGTATTCAAGCTCATACAGGACAACAACCAGAAAATGATTCCAACGGTACATATTGGAATTACGTAGCACAGGGTGGTGCTGCTGCTCAGGTTTTGACTACTACTGGAGACTTACTTTATCAGTCTGCTGGTGGTATTGCAAGAATTGGTCTTCCAGCTGGATCAACTGGTACTGCTGCTCAACAAGCAGTTGCAAGTGGTCAAGTTTTAACAGTTGGTGGTTCTCCACTTCTACCAAGATGGGAACAAAATAATGTATCTGCACCAGTTTATTATGTCACTAAAGAAGGTTCTGATACAAATAGTGGTAAGCAAATATCAAGAGGATTTGCTAGTTTAAGATATGCTTGTGATACTATCAATGCGTTAACAGGTGCTGATGCTCCTTCGTTAACAAATCCAATCAGCATTTATATGAAAGCTGGTATTTATGAAGAGCAATTACCAATTCAAATTCCTCCATATGTTTCAGTTCTTGGTGATAATATAAGAACAACACAGTTAAAGCCAAAATCTGGTAACTCAGATATGCAAGCTGTTGTTATTGCATCAGCAGTTACTCATCTTAAGATGGGTGATACAGTTTCAAACTCTGATGGAACAAAGACTGCTAAGATTCTTGATTCTGATCATGCTACTAATGTTCATCTTCTCCCTGTAACTGGTGGAGCATGGACTACTAGCGATAAGTATGTTGATATCGTCAGCAATAAACATGCAGATGGTAAAACTGTTATTGATAACAACGCAGAATTCCTTGCTTGGGAAGCATATCATCGCTATGCTGCTGCTGTAGGAACACCAGCTGGTGTTGAGGCAGAAGTTAAAAATCGTTTACAAGAATTTGCTACTGATCTTGGATTCAACGTCAAGCATGGTGCTAACAATAAGATTTGGGATTATACTAATACTCTTCTTTCTGGTACAGCAATTACAGGAACCACTGCTCAAGATAAGCAATTAATTACATACCTTTGTTCTGCTGCTGTAGATATTTTAGAAGGAAATTCTACAACTATATCAGCAGGAAACACTAAGCAGATTACTGCATATACTGGAACAGCAGATACTGCTTCTCCTAAGTGTGCTACAGTAGTTGCTGCTGTAAACACTCTAAGAGATATATTCACAACTTCTGTTGATGCTGGCAACATGAGTGGCACAACAAAGACTGATCCATATATCAATGTTACTTCTGCTGGAGTAGTAACAAATGCAAACTCAACCTTCATGTATCTTGGTGATCATACAATCATCAAAGATTTGGTGATGAGTGATTTGGTTGGATTTGTTCCTAATGGATCCAATGATAAAGATATTGATGGTTCTACCATTAAGGGTGTTTATTTCCGTCTTGATCCTGATTCTGCTATTACTAAATCACCATACGTTCAGAACTGTTCTGCGTTAGGTGGAGCAGGTGTTGGTGCATTCATTGATGGAAACTCCCACAAGCACTTTGACAACTCTCCTACCCCATCCTTTAAGTCAGCATGTTTTGATGCCTATACACAGGTTCTAGAGGGCGGTGTGGGTGTCTATTGTAAGGGTACGGCAGCTGTTGAAGCGGTATCCTCCTTCACATACTATTGCCATATTTCTTATGCTGCTACTGGTGGTGCTAGAATTCGTGCTGTATCTGGTAACTCTTCTTATGGTAAGTACGGTTGTATTTCTAGAGGATTTGATGCTGCTGAGGCTACTAAGAATGGTAAGATAGAAGGTTTACGTATTGAAGTTAACCCTGCTGCTGCTAAGAGTGGAACATGGACTGCTGGTGAAAGATTTACTGGTGGTACATCAAATGCTGTTGGTGAACTTAGAAGTGATCAAATTGAAGCAGCGAATTATATTTACTACTTCCCAGTTACAGGAACATTCCAGAATGGAGAACTAATTACTGGTGCAACTTCTAGTGCTACTGCAACACTTGCTGCTTCTAATGCTATAAGTGGTCAGAAAGGATTCACCCTTATAGCAGAAGGTCTAAGTACTGGTCCTGACCAAGGTGGTTCTATTGAACTAGTTGATAATGGATCTAATAATGATCCTGGATCATTTGTTATCTCTAAATCTAGTTACACAGCACCAGATGGTAGAGGTTCGTTAACAGTATCAAGAGCAGAATTAGGTACTACTGCTGCTGCCCATCAAGGTACAGATACTGTAGCACTATTCCCATCTGTAGCAGGAGCACTTACATTATCTTCTGCTGTTGCTGATACTACTGGTACTAACATTAATGTTAATGCTGTTACTGGTATAGTACAGAATGGTCACCTTGTTATTGGTAACGAATTAATGAAGGTTACTGCTTTCGTTGATGCAAACAATGTTACTGTTCAACGTGGTGTAGAAGGATCTACAGCAACAACACATAGTAACGGTGCTGCTGTTGCTATTCTTGGTGTTAAAGCTGCCACACAGGATGAAGTTATTGAGGACATTACTAACAGTGCAACAAAACTTCGTGTTGCTCAGGCAGGTGTTAGTTTCAAAGCAAATGACTATATTAGAGTTGACAACGAATTGATGAAGTTGAGTGCAGCAGCTGCTGACACAACTGGTATCGTTGTCTTAAGTCTTACTGATGAAAAGGCAATTGCTTGTGGAGATGGACAGGACTTTAAGATCCGTTATCGTTACTCACAGGTACGTTTAACTGCACATGACTTCCTAGACGTTGGTACAGGAAACAGGACAACAACCAACTGGCCTTATCTTCCTACTCAGGTAAATGTTCCTTCACAGGAAATTGATGAAGATCGTCCAGGTCGTGTTTACTACGTATCTACTGACCAAGATGGTAACTTCTCAGTTGGTAATTACTTCAAGGTTGAGCAGTCAACTGGTAAGGCAACATTGAATGCTAGTGCATTTGATCTTACTGGTCTTGATACATTGAGATTGGGTGCTATTGGTGCTCAGTTGGGTGCTACTATTGATGAGTTCTCTACTGATGGAACTCTTACACAAAATAGTGATGAAAAGGTTCCTACACAGAAAGCTGTTAAGACGTATGTTGATTCACAGACTAGCGGTACTTCATTGAATTTTGCTGGTGGTTCTGGTACTGGTACTATTGCATTAGGTTCTCAATCATTAACAGTACAAGGTACTGCGAATGAGATTGAGACTTCTGCATCTAGTCAAACATTAACACTTGGTCTTCCTAACAATGTAACAATTGGTAATAACCTAACTGTTACAGGTGACCTTACTGTTAATGGTGCGACTACAACGGTTTCTACAACCAATACAACCATTGCAGATAAATTATTAGAACTTGGAAATGGTGTTACTGGTACTGCTTCAGGTGATGCTGGTATTGTTATTGAACGTGGTTCTGAAACTAATGTAGGTCTATTCTGGGATGAAAGTGAAGACAAATTTGTCTTTGCTTCTGGTGGAATAACTGGTACTTCTACAGGAGATCTTACATTCAATACTGAAAGATTGAATGTTGATGTTGGTGCTATTACTGCACAGAGGTTAATAACCAATGAAGTTGTTGAAAGATTTACACATGAAACCTCCAATGGTCTTAATACTCAATGGTCAGTAAATTTAGCAAATACATCAGTAGTCTATTATGACGTAGATTCTTCTGGAAACTGGCAATGGAATGTTAGAGGTGATGGTTCAACTACATTAGATTCAATGATGGCATCTGGTGAAGTAATGACTGCTTCCTTAATAACAGATCATGGTGGTACTGCTCATTATATGAATGGATTCCTAATTGATGGAACTGATAAGTACAGTACTATTCATTGGGCTGGTGGTTCTGCACCTACTCAATCTGATGCTAAAGCAAATGGAGTTAGTGTTTATATGTTCAGTATTCTTAAAACAGGATCTAATACATACAAGATACTAGGTAGCTTCACTTCTTACGAAGACTAATAACTAAAGGATAACAAAATGAGTCCATTTTTAGGAACAACGGGAGGCGGATCCTCCCTCGGATTTAGAACTGTTGGGGGTATTGATCTCCCTGGATCGGATGCATCTAATCCTGCTACAGGTGCAAAGCAAATAAGGGATGCTGGTGGGACCACAAATGGTTTTTACTGGGTAAAACCAACTGGATATAGTGGTTCTGCATATCCAGTATACTGTATATTATCTGGTGGTACAGGTAATAGACATTTTGGTGGTGGTTGGACATTGGCCATGTCCTTTAGACAAGGTACAAATAGACCTTGGCATCTAGGGCAGTCATGGGGAAGCAGTACAAATCATGCTTATTATGATTCATCTAACTGGGGTAGCTTTTGGCGTGGTTCTTCTGTAGAGAATAGTACTGATCAGAAACCATATAGTTTCCAAGATAGAGGAGAGTGGACAGGTAATCAGGATTTTAGTAAAGATGGTAGAGCTATAGGAATGTGGCAACCAATGGATGACCTCATGATCATGTACCATGATGGTAATGGAAGTATTGAAAATCCAGGAGCTTGTGCATGGTATACCAGACAGTCTAGCAATTCTAAACAAAGTTTGAGAGATTGGTGGAATAATGGTAATGAGGTTACTTGGTCAACTGGTGGTAGACAGGGAATGTATAGTGCTGGAACTTTAGCTGCTCCTGACTATAATCCTGATAGATCACAAGATTGGACAGGTGATCCTGTGTATATGAATACTACTGTTGGGAATTATAGTCATAATCTTGGTGGTTATGATTTGATTTTTAATGTTCATACTACCTCATCTACTTATAAATGCAATGCCGATCAGAATAAATCACGTATAACTCATACTGGTATGGCAAATAGCGTTAGTGGTAATAATTATCAGCATACAATGAACTGGGGTATAGGGCAGTATCATTATCAAGGTGGTTGGAATGGTGGAGCATTGCATTGTTTAGGACCTGCTTCTTATTGTGATATAAGGATGTCACACTTACCAAGTGCAGGAACAAACGATCCATCTAAACAATATACAGGTTATAGTGATAACACCCAAGCAGGTGGTGGTAGTTATATGTTTGATGGTAGTTGTAGAAACGGAAGTGGAAGCAATATGTATGGAAATACTTCACATTATGGATTTACTCTTTGGGTTAGGGGATGATATCACCTCCACCATCAATTGAAGATCAAGAAGCGAAGTATCGCATTTGTTTATCATGTAATCACTTTACACCAGACAAGGAAGATCCTGATGCTGGTGTTTGTGGTTTATGTGGTTGTTGGAAATTCAAATTAAGACTTTCAGCATCTACATGTCCATTGGGTTATTGGAGAGGATGGGATGATAAAGTAACTGCAATTCCACCTTTTAATATAATTGGATCATAAATACCTCTAGGAAATTATAGGTATATGGTATGGCTGAACCTGCCAGTAGATCTCAACTGAAGGATTATTGTTTGAGAAAGTTGGGATTCCCAGTCCTAGAGATCAATGTAGATGATGATCAAATAGAGGATTCAATTGATGATGCTCTTCAGTATTATCGTATGCGTCATTACGATGGTGTAGAGCTTGCTTATATGAAGCATAAGTTTACTGCTGATGACGAAACAAAATTTGAGACACAAAATACCACAACTACTTTAGGTACTGCTCCTAATACTACAGTATGGGAAGTAAGGGATAGGTATCTTGATTTACCTGCGGATGTTGTTGGTGTAACTAAGGTATGGGGTCTTGCTAGTAATGCAATTAGAAATAATCTTTTTGGTATAGAGTATCAAATCTTTTTGAATGATCTATATGCTGTAGGTTCTCTTGATTTTCTTAACTATTATATGGTTAAGCAGTGGATGGAGACTATGGATATGGTTCTGAACAATGGTTCTTTTGTTCAGTTCAGATTTAATATGAGACAGGATAGACTCTATATTGATGTAGGTAAGGATATGCTTGATGAAGATGTTCATGTTATTGTTGAATGTCATAGAGCATTAGATCCTGATACTTACACTCAAGTCTATAGTGATATCTTTTTAAAGAAATATACTACTGCTTTGATTAAAAGGCAGTGGGGTCAGAACCTAATTAAGTTTAATGGCATACAACTTCCAGGTGGAGTTGCCATTAATGGAAGAGAGATCTTTGAAGATGCTCAGAAAGAAATTGCTGAGATTGAAGAAGAGTCAACCACTACATACGAATTACCACCATTTGACATGATCGGATGAAAAAAGTATATTTTCCTCAGCACGGTGGTGTTGCCACCGAACAGAATCTGGTACAAGACTTGGTTGATGAACAGATCAAGTTGTTTGGATCAGATGTGTTTTATATTCCTAGAGTCCATCTAAAAGATAAGACACTGGGGGAAGTTATACAGTCTGAATTTAATCAGAGTTATATGATTGAAATGTTCTTAGTGAATGTAGAAGGATTTGGTGCTGGTAGTGAGTTTGTAAGTAAGTTTGGTTTGAGAATTACAGATGAAATAACCTTTGTTGTATCAAGGAGAAGATGGGAACAGTCTGCTAATCCAGCATTGAATCTTGCTGTAGATGGTAGACCTAATGAAGGAGATCTAATTTACTTCCCATTGACAGAGGATCTATATGAGATCAAGTATGTTGAACGAGAGAATCCTTTCTTCCAGTTAGGTAAACAGTATTTCTATCAACTCACTGCTGAACTTTATGAGCAGGGTGCTGATAAGTTTGATACGGGTATTGATGAAGTTGATGATATTGAAAGAGAGTTTAGTAATATTACTACACTCAATGTAGGACTTACTACTAGACAGACAGCGACTGGAACTCTTGAAGTAGATTCTTCTGGTGCTATATCATTAGCAACAATAACACTTGCTGGTACTGGATATAATACACCACCTAATGTTACTATTGGTAATGCTGGTAATGGTACTGGTGGAGTTATCACAACATCTATAATGGATGGTGGTGTTGTTACTCTCAATATTGTTAATGGTGGTAGTGGATATGATTCAACTAATACAAATCCACCAACTATTACTATTGATGCTCCACCAACTGCAATTCAATTTGTTAATGATGAACATGTTGTTATAGGTGGATTTACTTCACAAGGTTCTGGAAGAACATGGACTTCTGCCAATAAGGTTATTACTGTAACTGCACTTGGAAGTTTTGATCCTACATTTGCTACTACTACACAGAAGAAATATTTCTATTGGAAGTTTGAAGACAAACGTATTAGTTATGTTTATCAATACAATGGAACTACTGCAACTACTACTCCTGGATTCTTCTATTACGATTCTGCTAATGTGAAATATATTATTAATGCTTGGGAAGAGACTACCACTAGTGGTGGTCAAGCAACGATGTATGATCTAATGAGTGCTACTATTGCTGAAGTTGCTGATTGGAATGGTGTTACAAATACACTTGAAGTCATGAATCGTACAGGTAATTTCCTTGATGGTGACATGATTAGAGGGGTTGAATCTAATGCCATATATACATTAGGGACATTCTCTACAATTGATAACCAGAGCACTGAATGGGATCAAAATAAAGCGATTGAAGATGGTGCAGATGATTTAATTGATTGGGGTGAGAAGAATCCCTTTGGTGAATTTGGTAATTATACAGGTAGCTTCTGATGTTAGGAACACAATTTTATAATCAAGCAGTTAGAAAAACTGTTATTTCATTTGGTACTCTTTTCAATAATATTGAATTGAAGAAGATTGTTGATGGACAAGTAATGGAAACTGAAAAGGTTCCTCTTGCTTATGGTCCAAAACAAAAGTTTTTATATAGACTTCAAGGTAATCCTACTGATGGAAAGAAGGTAGCAATTACCATGCCACGTATATACTTTGAAATGACTGGTATTGATTATGATCCTACAAGGAAAACACCTGCTACACAGAAGTATAAGACAGTTATCAACGATGATGGAAATGAGGTAAGAACTCAGTACGTACCTGTTCCTTATAATATTTCATTTGAAGTTGGTATCCTTGCTAAATCTCAGGACGATGGATTACAGATACTAGAACAAATATTACCATTCTTTCAGCCATCATTCAGTATGAGTCTTAAGTTTATTCCTGACATGGATGAGGTTAGAGATGTTGCTGTTGTTTTAAACAATGTTGATTTTGAAGATGATTGGGAAGACGATTTTACTACTAGAAGAAGTATAACTTATTCAATGCAATTTACTTGTAAGTCTTACATCTACGGTCCTTACACCAAGGCAGATGTTATTCGTAAGTCTCGTATTATTGAAACTATTGGTGATACTGCTGTCAATAAGAGACACGTTGAGTTATCGTACACACCCAAAGCGAAGACTGATATTAATCAGGACGGTCAGGTTACAGCAGCAGATGATGCACTTGTAACTGCTGATGATGACTTTGGATTTAATGAAGGGATGTCATTCTTATGAAGAGTTTAGAAGAAAATATGGAAGAGATGTTGGATATTGAAGTATCCGATACACCCGAAGGTGGTTGTGCTAAACGCAAGGATCAACTCAGAGATGTCTCAGAGGACAGGGATAAAGACTATGAGTATACTAGAGGGGAATTGTATAGACTCATAGATCAGGGTCAGGAAGCGGTTCAGGGGGCGTTAGAGGTCGCACAGGAGTCAGGGCATCCAAGAGCATATGAAGTTGCTACAAACGCCATGAAGCAGGTAGCAGACATGACTGATAAACTCATGGATCTACAGAAGAAAGTTAAGGATCTAGATGAAGAGAAGAAAGGTCCAAGTAAAGTCACTAATAATGCTATGTTTGTAGGTTCTACAGCAGAACTACAGAAGATGCTCAAGCAAATGAATGGGGGTAAACGCTAATGGCATATACAAGATATAACGAAAGTAATGTTGCGGATAATCCACAACCAGGTAGCACTACAGTAAATCATTTTTCAGGTAATGAAGGGTGGGCTACTAGAACATTTAAAAATTGGAATGCAGATTATCAGGCAAGGAAGTCTGATAATTCAACAAGAACTCCTGGTACATTTCAGGCAAGAAAATCTGATAATTCAACAAGAACCCCTGCTGCGTACCAAAGAAGGAACTCAAGCAATACATCTGTATCAGCATAGGTTGACAAACCCTGACATTTCTGGTAGACTACTTGACAGGATCGTTATAATTAGTTGAGTGTACTCTTACAGACATGAGACTAAACGAGGGAGACGTTTACCGTCTAATTAAAGCATGTAATCTGGCGAAGGAAGTTTCTGGATCAGAATACATTTGGGATGAATACGAACAACTTCAAGAGAAATTGAGGAAGTTATGTGAACAAGGTTACTGTGCTATTACCAATGACTGAATTAACAGAAGAAAATCTTAAGGTTAGAGAAAGAGCATTACTAATATTGCTCAAGGAATTTGGCAGCGAAAAAAACAACCGAGCAATATATGCTTGTGCTGAAGAGTGGTGTAAAAAGCAGGTAACTACAAATGGACTCGTCTCTTATTACAAAGCATACTACAATCAACATGGACAAGCACGACATACCCATACTGGGTAATTTTTATACTAAGGCAGAAGTAGATCAGATGATCGCTGATGCTCTGGCAGAAGCTCGTGCAATT